TGGATCGCCTACCCTATGAGGATGACGACGAGGATTAAATGAAGCGAATAGTCATAGTGAGCGACCTACAGGTTCCGTTCCACGATAGACACGCAGTCAAGAATCTAGTTAGTTTTATCAGCAAGTTTAAGCCGCACGAAGTAGTAACAATCGGAGACGAAATTGATTTCAACACGATCTCAAAGTTCAGCGAAGGAACCCCAGAGGCTTATGAACAGACTCTTGGAGAAGATCGCGATGAAGCTGTTCAGGTTCTTTACGATTTACAGGTAACGCAAGTCCTGCGTTCTAATCATACCGATCGGTTGTACAACCAGATCATGAGAAAGATCCCCTCATTCCTATCTTTGCCAGAGCTTCGATTTGAGAAGTTCATGCGCTTCGATGAGCTTGGCATTACCTTTCACAAGAAGCCATACAACATCGCCCCGGGCTGGATTGCAGTCCATGGCGACCATACCCCTATCAAGTCACAAGGGGGCTTATCAGCCCTAGAAGCGGCTCGTAGGCATGGCAAGAGCGTCATCTCAGGACATACTCACAGAGCAGGCAGATCGTCCTTCTCAGAGGCTTCTGGGGGCCGTATCGGGCGTGTTCTGCATGGAATCGAAGTCGGCAACCTTATGGACTTTTCCAAGGCCTCATATACTAAGGGATCAGCGAACTGGCAACAGGCATTCGCCATCATGTACGTCGATGGAAAGAACGTCCAAGTCGATCTGATCTATCTGGAAAAAGACGGCACATTCGTGGTCTCGGGGAAGCGGTATGGACGACCTAGATAACGACCTAGATCGGGACATTGATGACCACATCGACGAGTCAGAATTGTTACCGTTTCGTTATCAAAATGTTATTGACCTAGCCTAGCGATCTGGCATTCTTATCTCGTCGGGCCAACCAACCGACAAGGGAGCAAAGATGTTTGATCCATCAATGGGCGATGCCTTAGTAATGATTTTACTAGCTGCGCTATATTTCCACCTTGGCCGTATCGTCGGCCATCGAGTAGGTTATCTCAAAGGACGCAAAGCCGTTCGTGATTACTACGAATCAAAAGAAAAGGTGAGAGTGTGAATGCAAGTGAGTTCCTTAATGAAGCCAAAGCAACAATACAAGATCGTGGAATGGACTACGGACACCCGTCAGACAATATGTCCAGAACAGCACGACTCTGGTCAGCATTCCTCGAGATGCCTATTAGTGATTATCAAGTGGCGTCATGCATGGTCTTGGTCAAGCTCGCACGGAGTATGGAGTCGGGAAAAGTCGATACATACATCGACGGTGCAGCCTATATGGCAATAGCAGGACAACTACACACAGAGGAGAATGAACTGTATGTTTAATTTAGAAGACTACGAAACCGTCGAAGAACGTTTAATTAAGTTTTGGAAGGATCATCCAGATGGCCGTATTGATACTAAGATCATTGAGGCGAGTGCTACGCGCTTTATCGTTCAGGCTTACATCTTCAGAACTGAAGTCGATCAACACGCTTGGTCTTCGGGGCTCGCAGAAGAAACTATCTCGGGTCGAGGTGTTAATGCGACTAGCGCACTTGAGAATGCAGAGACTTCCGCGATTGGTCGTGCATTGGCTTCTGCGGGTTATGCTACAAAAGGAAAAAGACCTAGCCGCGAAGAAATGAGCAAGGTCGCTAAGGCTAATGAAGTAAGAGCTACGATCGATGAAACCAAAGCAAAGATGGCTGAAACATCTGGCACTTACATTCCAGTTGTAAAGGAGGACGATCCATGGAATATCAACACAGCGACTATGCCGCCCACAATGGGGGAAGCCGTTGCGACGGTGAAAGAAATCATTGGCGGCCAGACCGAGAAGGACATTCCCCGGTGCCAACATGGCGACATGATCTGGAAGACGGGTCAGACTAAGGCTGGCAAGCCATGGGGTCACTTCAAGTGTTCTTATGCTGTAACTGGTGAACTCACTCGATGCCCATCACCTAACGATGTAATCTGGTACGAGATCAACAAAGAAACAGGCGCATGGCAACGACAGAAGGCGAGAGCATGACGCTATTTATCAACCCAGTAGAAGATTACACATTTCAAGGGTTTGCAGGCGTAGATAACTGTGACTACTGCGACTCATTCACACATGTAAACGAATGGATGACGCCAGAAGGCGCAGCTCACTTCGTATGCGGTAAATGCGAATTCATCAAACGATTTAAGGAGCCTAAATAATGGGACGCCTACAATTCATGAACCAAGATGGTGAGTGGGAGTCATTCCCAACAGATGATGAGATTCAACGATCCAAAGAAGTCCAAGCAATCTTAGAGGAATTTACATTCACGACTAGATGCTGCATCTGTAATGATTCAATACCTTACAAGGACATTAGGGTGAACCTCATCAATAAGAGCTGGTCATGCTCTAAATGCCACGCGGTCAATGGCCTCACAAAGCCGTAAATATCGGGGATTCTCGACTGAGCGAGTGGTCGCTAGGTTCCTATCGGAATGGTGGCCACATGCAGATATCGGTCGAGGGGCTGGAAAAGATATAACACATGTCCCGTTCGACATGGAAGTTAAAGCTAGATCGGCGTTCCAGCCAAAGGCATGGATCGATCAGGTAACTAAAAGAGCTGCTAAAACTGGTGGGCTACCTCTAGTAGTTGCTCGCTTGAATGGTCAAGGGGAGAAGAGTCCACAGGACTACCTAGCATTCATGAGATTGGGCGACCTGGTCGATCTATTGCTTAAAGCAGGTTACGGTGATTTCAGCGATGATCTTGCTAAACTAGAACCTATGAGATGCAAGATGTGTGGCGCATGGGCGTTCACCGAAACATGCAGAACATGTGAGGTTGATCCAGATGCCAACTTATGAGTTCGAGTGCGATAACGAGAACTGTGAGTCCAATGCTCGAATAGAACAATGGATGAGTATCAATGAGCCGCACGATTTAATATGCCCTTATTGCCAATCATCGATGCACAAGGTTTATAGCTCTGTAGGGGTCTCATTCAAGGGATCAGGGTTCTATTCAACCGACAACCGATAACGAAACACCGCTCTGAACAGGACTTTTATGAATAGACTTGACTGGCATGGTACTCTCAGGGCTAGAGCCCATCAGGGGCTCAAGGCGGCCCCGGTAGGGACAGGCCGCAAGGTAGCCATCGCTATTGGGATATCTCTATCTATGGCAATGCCCCTAGATGCACAGGCGTCAAACCTTGCAATCAAATACGTTAAAGATTTAGCAAAAGAACAATTAACTGATAAACAAGAACAATGCCATCATGAGATTATCTACAGAGAAAGTCGATGGAATGTAAGAGCTGTTGGTAATAAGAACGGCACTAAACAAACCTATGGTTTCTATCAAATAAAGAGTGAGTCAATGCGTACTGCATCAGCAGTAAAGCAATTCTGGACTTATTGGCACTACGTTGCACATAGATATTCATGGACAGAGTATGATGAACCTAATTACTGCAAAGCATTACATCATCTAAAGACTAAGGGTTGGCAATGAGTAAGCGATCAGCACTAAGGTCTAATGGTTCAACTACTAAGTGGCGTAAGCTGCGAGAGATAGTAATAAGAAGAGATGGTGTGTGCCAGATGTGCGGCATGGATGGTAATCATGTCGATCACATAGTGCCACGCAAGTTAGGTGGAGATGATTCACTAAGTAATCTTCAATTACTGTGCCAGCAATGCAATCTCAAGAAGGGGGGCAGGTTTTTTGATGAGCCTAGAACACCCATGACCCTCCTTGGTTCTTTTTACCCGAAAAACGCCTCAATAAGCCACTATCAGGATGATTCCGAGTGATAACACCTGATCAGGCTGAAATAGGCTCAGAAGGGCCTCAAACGGCTTACCGAGGTGTGACTGAACCCCGAATATGGACTAAATCCCCAGATTTGCCTAGTTATGGCATCGATTTCATCGAGTGGTGCGAGTCAATCGGGTTCACCTTGCTTCCATGGCAGATGTTTCTGGCCCATGAAATCTGCAAAGTCACCGAGGACGACAAGTGGTATTTCAAGGAAGTGGGTTGCATAATTAGCAGGCAGAATGGCAAAAGTACCTTCATGCAGCTCATGATTTTATGGAGAATGTTCGCTCTGGGGCAGAAGTTACAAGTCCACACAGCTCACAAACTCACAACATCGAGTGAAATCTTTTGGAAGATCGACGACACGATCCAGAGTCATGCCAAACTAGTCGATGACTTCGGCAAGAAGTACGAGTCCAAGGGTTCTCAAGAGATCAAGTTAAAGTCCGGGGGCCGTTACTTGGTGCGAGCCAATAACTCAGCATCTCGTGGTATCGCTGCGCCAGATACGATCTACATGGATGAGGTTCGAGAGTTCCATGACGATGAAGTCTGGTCATCGCTTCGATATACCCAGATGGCAACTCCTAACCCACAGACTTTAATCTTCTCCAATGCCGGGGATCAACACTCGATCGTTCTCAATCGACTTCGGGAACGTGGACTAGCTGCGGCTGCTGGTGCAGATGATCGCATCGGTTGGTTCGAGTGGAGTGCAGAGCCCGGATGCGACATCCGAGATAAGAACGCTTGGATGCAAGCCAATCCATCGGCAGGCTACACAATCAGTTTAGATAACCTTGAAGCGGCCATGTCCGATGAGGAATCTATTGTAAGAACCGAACTTCTATGCCAATGGGTATCAGTAGTTAATCCAGCGATCAATCCGAGCAACTGGAATGCAGGCGCAAAGAAGGATCTCAAGTTAGATCGAGAAGCTCTCACATGGATGGCGATCGATCTCAGTCCGAATAGGCAAGAAGGCTCACTCGTAGCAGCCCAACAAGAAGGAGATAACATCAATGTCGTTCTACTCCAAACATGGACGAACCCAATCAACCTCGATGCTAAACAAATTGCAAACGACGTCGCGGATTGGGTTCGCAAATACCAGACAGAGACCGTTGCTTATAGTCGCCAGACATCTGGGGCTATTGCCGCTTTATTATCGCCAGCAGGTATTTCAACTACGCCTATCGATGGCAGCGTTTATGGTCAGGCTTGCGACGAAATGCTTTCCGCGATCACTTCCCAGCGACTATTTCATCCAGAGCAAGACGAGTTCACAAGACAAGTCCTCTCAGCTGTAAAACTTCCGTTTAAGGATGGTGGCTGGTATCTGGGACGCAAGGTATCCAATGCCACGATCTGCGCGGCCGTTGCTATGGCTATGGTCTGCCACTTCGCGACTCGCGGAGAAGCGGAATACGACATCGTAGTCGGATAAATCGGACATAGTGTACAATATGCACTAATGGGACTAAAAGAATTCTTTCTAGGGGCTCCATCCGTGACTGAAAAGTTCACCGATGTTGAAGCCTCTCTACAACCTTTCAATCTTTCAACTTCTGTCTATGGATTGCTTAATGCTCCAACGACAGTAGATCGCGCATCTGCTATGTCGGTTCCAGCAGTCGCTCGCGCTCGCAATATCATCTGCGGAACTATCGGATCACTTCCGCTTGAGCAATATAACAAGTTTACTGGCGCACACATCGAGCCTTTAAGAGTTATCAATCAGCCAGACCCACGCGTCTCAGGATTCGTGGTTTACAACTGGCTGGCTGAAGATATCTGGCTCTACGGCGTTGGGTTCGGATTAGTTCTCGATGCTTATGCAGAAGATGGTCGCGTTCGCTCCTGGACTCGCATCGATCCTAAGCGCGTTAATCCTAAGTACAACCTAGCAATGAACGAGATCGAAGGCTATGAAGTCGATGGCAGACTTGCTCCTATTGCCGGGGTCGGTTCAGTTATTCGCTTCGACGGCGCAGATGAAGGTTTAATCAATCGTGGCGGTCGAACAATCGTTGCAGCAATCGAACTAGAGAAGGCCGCGCTTCAATACGCGAAAGAGCCAGTTCCATCGATGGTGCTTAAGAGCAACGGAACTAATTTAACTTCAGAACGCATCGCAAAACTTCTCGAAGCATGGCGCAACTCTCGCGCTACTCGATCAACAGCATTCCTCAATGCAGATGTTGAAATGCAGTCGGTAGGATTCGATCCTAAGAGCCTTCAGCTCGTAGAGGCTCGTCAATATGTGGCGTTGGAGATAGCAAGAGCTTCAGGCATCCCTGCTTACTTCCTTTCAGCAGAAACTACCTCTATGACCTACTCCAACGCTACTTCAGAACGTCGCTCGTTGGTGGACTTCTCGCTTCGCCCAATCTTGGCTGCGATCGAGAGCAGACTTTCACTCCCGGACATCTGCCCTAGCACTTCACAAATTCGCTTCGATTTAGACGACTTCCTTCGTGGAAATCCTTACGAGCGCGCTCAGGTTTATCAGATACTCAACACAATCGGCGCGATGAGCGTTGAACAAATTCAAGAGGAAGAGGACCTAATCCGATGAAGATCGAAGTCCCAATCACACTAACAGCTGCGGATTCACAATCTCGCACAATCTCTGGCCAGATCGTTACATGGGGCGAGCAGGGCAACACTTCTGCTGGTCCAACTATCTTCGCTTCAGATTCAATCAAGTTTAATAAGAACATCAAACTTCTCCTAGAGCATGATCGCACTCGTCCGATCGGTAAATTGATCGCACACGAGATCACAGATTCAGGCATCGTTGCAACATTCAAGATCGCTGAAACTGCGGCTGGAAACGATAGCCTTATCGAAGCAGCAACAGGATTACGCGATGGATTCTCAGTCGGCGTCAAGGTCGATGCATGGGACAATCAAGATGGCGTCATGGTTATCAGCAAAAGTTCTATCGTCGAAACATCATTGGTCACAGACCCTGCAATCGATTCAGCGCGTGTTGCTGAAGTCGCTGCATCAGAAGATTCTGCTCCTGAAGAGGTAGCAGATGCAACCCAACCAACAGAAGGAGAACAAGTGTCCGACACTACCGTTCAAGAAGCTCCTGCCGTAACTGAAGCGGTAGAAGCGACCAAAGTAGAGGCTGCTGCTCCAAAGCCAGCATTCTACGCAACTCCACGCATCAACACTAACCTCACAGCAGGTCAGTTCCTTGAGGCAAACATCAAGGCTGCAATGGGCGATGACGAAGCACGCATGATCGTCAAAGCAACAAACGATACTTCAACAAACACAGGACTTACACTCGCTCCACACCTAAACGAGTTCGTAACAACTTCAATCGATGGCCGTCCAGCCGTAGATGCAGTTTCTCGTGGCGTATTGCCAGCATCAGGAATGTCTTTCACAATTCCTAAGCTTTCAACAGCACCAACAGTCGATGGCTCTTCAACAGAAGGCGAAGCACTTGGCGGAACAGAGATGGCAAGTACATACATCACTGTGGATGTTAAGAAAGCGGCCGGACTTCAAAATATCAGCTGGGAACTCCTGGACCGATCTTCGCCGGAATTTTATAACCAGTTAATTTCCGAGTTAAATTACGCTTACGCTAAGGCAACAGATCAGGCTGTAGTAGCGGCTCTCGTTGCTGGTGGAACACAGGCAACATCACAAGCGACAACAATCGCAGGCTTTAAGTCATTCATTGGCAAGGAAGTTCCAGCAGCTTACGCAGCAGCAGGAAAGTTCGCCAAGAACATCATCGCTAACACAGCATGGTGGGAGACAATCATCTCAGCTGAGGACACAACAAACCGTCCACTATTTACAGCGGCTCAGCCATCAAACGCCCCAGGAAACGTCGGCGTAAACAGCATCACAGGAAACGTAATGGGTCTTAACCTATTCGTTGATCCACACATGTCTGTAACAACACTCATCGATGATTCTGCATTCTTGGTAGTTCCAGAAGCAGTTACATTCTATGAGGCTCCAAAGACTCAGATTCAAGTCCAAGCACTTGCTAACGGCCGCCTACAGGTTGCTGTCTACGGATACTACGCAATCGCCACCAAGGTGGGGCCTGCGATCCGTCGTTACAACATGACTGCATAGTCAAACACTAATCATGGGGGGGCGGTTGCTCCCGATCGCTCCCCCAGTCGTTTACCGAGAGGATAGAAATGCCAACAATTATCACGGCTTCAGAGCTTCGATCAACCCTTGGCGTTTCTTCCTCTCTGTATTCGGACGCGGTTCTATCAGACATCATCGATAGTGCAGAAGCGATCATCCTGCCAATGCTCGTGACTTACTCAGTCGCCATCGATGCAGTCTCGCTTAACAATAACGTCGCTTACTTCTCAACAGTTCAGATGAACCCATTCGGAGAAGGTCAGTCCGTAGTTATCAGCGGATGCGGAAGTCCTTTCAATGGCACTCGAACAATCACAACAGACTTACTTGATGACTCAGCATTCTCAGCGGCTATTACTAACGCTGATATCATCTCTAAGAACATCATCCCATCAGGGTTGGCTACCCTTACTGGAGCATCGACTTATGTCGGAAATAGCGCAGTAGAATCAGCCGTCCTAGTCGTCTCTGTCGAAATCTTCCAGAGTCGCACAGCAGCAGGTGGCCAGATCGAAGGCGTGGACTTTAGCCCATCGCCATTCCGCATGGGTCGCTCACTTTACAATCGCTGCGTAGGTCTCCTCGGTTCACTCGTCGATGTCGGAACGATCGCCCAGTAATGCCAGCCTCAACTATTCTTTCAGCCGTCCGCACTCCACTTGCCACAGCACTTGGATCAGTCGCAGCTAACGTCTTTTCATACGTCCCAGAGAACGTCCCAGTCCCGGCGGTAGTTCTCGTCCCATCTTCACCATACATGGAGTTCGACACCATCGGTAACAATACCTTTAAGTGTAAACTCAACTTCACTATATCTTGCTGTGTGGCTTACTCAAGCAATCCAGCATCGCTCGACAACATCGAGCAACTCATCGAAAGCGTTGTACTCGCCATTCCAGCAGGTTATGAAGTGAGCGATGTCCAACGTCCAACCGTTACACAAGTAGGCGCGAGCAATCTGCTAGTAGCCGATATCGTCGTTAGTACCCACTACACGCGAACAGTCTAAGGAGACAAAATGCCAACAACAGTCATCACAGGTCGCGACATCTCGCTAACAATCGATAGCAAGGCGTACGGCGATCAAACAACTTCAACAACACTAGCAACAGCACTAGAGCGCAATGCCTACGAGACAATCGATGGCAAAGTGTTCTTCGCGCTAGACACAACTGCAACCCTTTCAATCACAATGCTTGCTGACTGGGGCGCAACTAACTCACTCTGCGAGGCAATGTGGACTGCTGCATCATCAGCACCAAACACTTCACTTGCTTATACCTTCACAGCTGCCACAGGCGCAGTCTTCACAGGTAACGTTCTTCCAGTATTCCCAGATGCTTCTGGAACTGGCAAGGATGCTCAGTCAATCACATTCGTTCTACAGGGAACAGCAAAGCCAACCCTAACCATCTCATAATCTAACCAACGGGAGCAAAGATGAAAAAAGCAATCACAATTACATATCGGTCTGGGGATCAGGCTACTTATGTGGCCTATCCACCGGACTTCGCAAAATGGGAACAAGCTAGTCAAAAGTCAATCTCAGATTTCTCTGGAATGTGGGACATCTTATTCGTAGCGCATAGTGCCATGAAGCGAGAAGCAGCAGGGCAACCTGTAAAGCCTCTCGATGCTTGGATGGAAAGCGTGGAAGATGTGGATGTGAGCATTGATAGCCCAAAAGCCATAGCCGAGGAAGTATCAGCCGACTCCTAGTCGAGTTAGCGATCGCAACCCATATCCCGATGAGGGAGTGGGAATCTGCGGAAGATATTTTAACGGCGATTGAAATACTGAAGGAGCGTAATGAATCAGGCTGAGGTAGAAGCTTACAATCGGAGAGAAATCCGAGAAGTACTCAAAGCCTTCAAAGCCATGGATGAGAAGGCAGTTCAGGAAGCCAAAAGGGTTTCTGGCGCACTTGCCGATTATGCTCTAGGTCAAATTCAGCAAACTGCTGGCACTCGGACTGTGGCTACAAAGGTTGCAGTTCGGGTTGCTCAGGGTGGCAAGGTCTCTAAATCTTCTAAGATTGGTGAGATCAGCCTAGGGTTCGCTTCTCAGAAGTTCTCTGGTGGAGCAGATACTAAGCGACTCTGGGGTGGCATGGAGTTCGGTTCTAATCGCTTTAAGCAATTTCCAGCCAGAACGCCAAGTTTCCGTAAAGGTAATTATGGCTACTTTATTTATCCAACGCTGAAGAAGATTCAGCCTTACATTATTAGCGAATGGCAAGATGCCTTCTCGAAGATTATTAAGGAGTTCTAATGGCTTCAGATAGCAGAACCCTTAAACTTGCGATCCTTGGAGAAGTCAAAGACCTCAGCGCAAGCCTAAAAACTGGTTCCAATGAGATCAGTTCATTCGGCGAAAAACTTACAAAATTCGGAAGAGTAGCTGGAGCCGCCTTCTTTGCCGCGACTGTAGCGGCCACAGCTTATGCTTCAAAACTATTGGTTGATGGCGTTAAGTCTGCTCTGGAAGATGAAAAAGCCCAGCGCATTCTCGCCAAGACTTTAGAGAATGTAACAGGTGCGACAAAGGCCCAGATTGCCGAAGTCGAAAAGTGGATTTCTACGACTGCCCTAGCAACTGGCGTAACAGATGATGAACTACGCCCTGCCTTCAGTCGTTTAGTCAGATCAACAAAAGACGTCACAGAAGCACAAAAGTTATTAAGCCTAGCCCTTGATATTAGTTCGGCTACAGGAAAGCCATTGGAATCCGTAGCATCTGCCTTGAGTAAAGCCTTCGATGGAAACGCTGCTTCGCTCGGTCGCTTGGGTCTTGGAATCGATTCTTCGATATTGAAGTCCAAAGATTTCGACAGGATATTTAATGATCTTAAAAAGACTTTCAAAGGCTTTGCCGACGAAGAGGCTAATACTTTTCAAGGCAAACTCGAACGATTAAAAGTCGGATTTGACGAACTCAAGGAAACTATCGGATTTGCCGTTTTGCCAATTTTAACTGACTTGGTGAATTACACGGTTAAATATGTTGCGCCTGCCCTTCAATCATTTGTAGATTCTTTCACTAGCGGAACTGGATTGAATAAGGCGTTTAACTATTTTGCTGAAATTGTAAAGACTATCTTTAGCCCTGCATTAGAAGGCGTGCGTTATGCCTTTAACAAAATCAAGGATGCCGTTGGTGATACAAGTGGATCTTGGAAAACTTTCTTTGATTTCTTAAAGGACAAGGTTGCTCCGTTCTTAGGTGGGGCCTTGAAGGTTGCAATCTCAGTAGTAGGAGAAGCCTTAGCCTTTATCGTTAGAGTCCTGGCTAAAGTAATTGACGGCTTTCAGACATTTTTTGGATGGGTAAATAAGGTCGGCGACAAGATAGGTAACTTCTATGGCTTCGGCGGCGGTAGAGCTTCTGGCGGTCCAGTCATGGGTGGAACGACTTATCTGGTAGGTGAGCAAGGCCCAGAACTCTTTACTCCTACAGGTAACGGAACGATCATTCCTAATGGTGCTTTTAGCGGTAAGGGTGGGGGCAATTCCATCAATATCACAGTCAATGGCGCAATCGATCCAATCTCCACAGCTCGTCAAATCGCTCAGATTCTCAATCGTGAGGCCACGCTCTCTGGAAACTTTAACAAGGTTGGTGCTTCTCTATTGGTGGGCGCATGACTTGGAAGCCAGAATTAACAATCTCAATCAATGGAGTCAATAGGAAATCTATTACTTTATCTGATGTCTTGATTTTCTATGGTCGCAATTCCGTCTGGGAACAGGCTCGATCTTCTTATGCTCGAATAGCAGTTCTTAATTCATCTGGGACTGACTATCAATTCGACATGAACCAGCAGGTATCTATTAAGGTCAAAGATACTTACGGGACTGATAAGACGATTTTTACAGGCAGAATTACTGGAGTAGACAACAATCTGGCTGGCTCTGGAACTATTGGCACTAACGCCATCCAGACCATCACAGCCGTAGGGCCATTCTCTAAAATGTCTCGCAAGATTATTGGGACATCAAACTGGGCCAAGGAATTCGATACAGATCGCATGACTCGTATCTTCAATGATTCTGGAGTCACGATCGATACAGTCGATTCCCCAGCGATCTATGAATTTGCAGCTCGATCAGCCGAAGCGATTGACGGCTACACGGCAGCAGCCTCATTTGCTCAACAGGCATTTGGGTACATCTATGAGACCTCAGACTATAAAGTGGGATTTGCCAATGAGGCCCGTCGCACAAACGATGCCAAGGCCAATGGATATACAGTCATTCCCAATAATTACATTCTCTGGAACAATGTCTCAAGCCAAAAAACCTTAGCAGACATCCTCAATAACATGACCTTGACCTATGACTCTGGGACTAAGACTGCCACGGATGCAACAAGTATTAGCACTTATGGGCAGGTAGATGGATCGATCTCTACGACTTTGCACAACGGAACAGATGCCCAGACACAGGCTGATCGATACGTCACACTTCGAGCCAACCCTAGAACTTCGCTTAGTTCGTTTACAATTCCGCTTAACTCGTCCAACGTCAGCGATGTCCTTAGAAATACTTTTATTGAAATCAAAATGGGCAGGCCGATCGAGGTAAGCAATTTGCCTGTAGCCCTGAAGAATACAACCTATCGAGGATTTGTCGAGGGTTATTCATTCTCGATTAATCAATATGAAATGGTCATGAATTTAGTTACAAGCGATTACACCTACAGTTTTACACCTACTCGATGGCAGGACGTCTCAGCGTCTCTTACATGGAATGGGGTAGGGGCTACGGTACAATGGGACACATACGATGACTAGGGGCAACAATGGCAACAACCACTAACTTCAGCTGGGCTACGCCTGATAACACAGGCTACGTCAAGGATGGCGCACTAGCGATCCGTACCCTTGGTTCAGCGATCGATTCTTCTATGGCCTTGCTCAAGGGCGGTACGACTGGTCAGGTCTTGACTAAGGCTTCTGGCTTTGGCATGGATTTTACTTGGGCTTCACCCAATACCACGCCCAGAATTGGCCAAGTAGTAACTGCTACAACAACTAGCAGCACATCAGCAACAGGTGGCGCAGGCTACGTCGATGTAAGCGGTCTATCGGTGACTATCACTCCAACTCTTTCATCGAGCAAAATTCTTATCGTCTCATCTTTCGTCATTCTAGGATCGGGAACTGCTTACCAAAGTGGACTAGTACAACTTATAAGAGGAGCAACTTCACTAAGTGCAACTTCGGCAGGCACATATTATCCAGGCGGAGCCAGCACCAACTTTGCTAACTATCTTCCATTCTCAATCCAGTACGTCGATTCACCTGCGACTACTTCTGCAACTACTTACAAAATGCAGATCAATAATGTATTCAGCACTAATAACTGGGCAGCCAATCCATCAACAGCATCAATCCAAATCTCAGCATTGGAGATCCTCGTATGAAAAACTTCAACGCTATTCGATTCTTATATCCAGATGCTATTTTCAGCATGGTCGATGACGATGTAAAGCAGATCACTTGGGTAGGTCAGGAATATCCTGTGCCTACTGCTAAGGCTCTCAAGGATGCTATCGTTGCTATGGAAGCGGCTGAGGCTAAGGCCATCGCAGATAAGGCAGCTGCTAAGGCTTCTGCTATTGCCAAACTTGAGGCACTTGGACTCAACCTCGAAGAAGCACAGGCGATCTTCGGATAATGAAACCTATTCTATGCAAGGCTGGCCAACAATTAAGGGAACAGTTCGATGACTCCTTCCCTGATCGTGATAGGCGTTCCGATGGTTGGATCGGCGATCTCCGTCATTCAGCGCGTCCTAGTGACCACAATCCTGATCGAGAAACTGGAATTGTTAGAGCCATCGATGTCGATCGAGATGTCCATAAGTCAGGCAAGCCCGACCTCATGCCAGATATTGCAAATCAGATTCGACTCGCGGCCAAGGCTGGAGAGAAGCGAATTTCTTACATCATCTTCGCAGGACGAATTGCATCGTCTCGCTTGGGCTGGCGTTGGAGACCTTACAAGGGATCTAATCCGCACAATCATCATCTCCATGTTTCTTTCACTAAGACGGGCGACACAGATAGTTCGTTCTTTAATATACCGATGTTAGGTGGTAAGTAATGGGTCGCGTAACGATCAGCTCTAATAACCTATTCCCTGGTCCTAAAGGCGAAAAGGGAGATAAGGGCGACGCAGGTGGCCCACCTGGTCCACAGGGCCCACAAGGGCCGACAGGTCCACAGGGACCTCAAGGCCCACAAGGTTTACAAGGCACTCAAGGAAATCCCGGAGCGCAAGGCGCACAAGGCCCAACTGGTTCAACTGGACTTAAAGGCGACAAGGGCGACAAAGGCGATACTGGAGCGACTGGCGCAACTGGTGCTAAAGGCGACACAGGCGATACTGGAGCGCAAGGCCCATCTGGCGTCGTAACAGTCAATGCTCCACTTACTAATGCTGGAACTTCTAGTGCTGCCAATCTTTCAATTTCGGCTGGTACTACTTCTGCCGCTGGAGCGTTGCAACTTACCGACTCAGTAGCCTCAACATCGACGACCACAGCTGCGACTCCTGCTGCGGTCAAGACTGCTTATGATTTTGCAAATAATCAAGTCTTGCCATTCATCTCAACATATTATTATTCCAGCCGTGTACCTGTTATTGGTTTTGGAACACCCACGGTAAATACTACTTACTACACTCCTTTCTTTGTACCAGTAACGACCACTTTTGATCGCATCGCAATTAGAACTGCTGCTTCTTATTCGGGAACTGCTTCAACTAGATTGGGTATCTATAATTCGACCAACGGCCTACCTAGTACAGTTTTATTAGACGCAGGAACCGTATCAAGTACATCACTAAATCAAACAGGGCAAATCACAATTAGCCAACAATTGACGCCTGGAGTCTATTGGTTGGCGGCTAATACTCAAACAGCGGCCACAACAAATAACTTTATTACTAATGTTCAATCCGCTAACCAGATGTACACTGGTCAATTTTTTACTACACCTTTGATTGCCTCTCATGTTTATTACCAACAATCATCCGTAACTGGTGCTTTTGCTACCGCAACTTCTTTATCTGCTCAAACTGTAACGGCAGCACACATCGTATGGCTAAGGGCGGCATAATGGGACAGATAATCACCTACGGCATTGGCGGACACGACGAGACCAAGCCAAATAACAACATCGTCGAAATTATCGATGAACCAGATACGGAGACAGAATGAACATGAAGCACCCAGTAGTAATCTCAATCGGAGCATTCTTAGCCGTCTGGGGTACAACCTCTAACTTCGCTCTCGATTATCGCGCCATTCTTGGATCGATCGTTGCTGGAGTCTTCGGATACGCGAGCCCTAAAAAGTGACGCAGGAAAACTTCTTCACTCTTTACTTTGCCAGCCTTGCCGTGATCGGTGGGCTTGCAGGCTATGTGATCACGCATCTACTGTCTGAAATTAAGCGACTTAACTCGCGTGTCGATGAGATTTATAACATCCTCTTAGAGCGATAATTTTTACCATGGCACGAAAGAAAGTCATCGATCTCGATACTTACTCACAGCTTGATCAATACGCTATCTGCATGCATGAGTTCTATAAGAGTCTCAGGCGAGCAGGTTTTGCCGTTGATCTATGTCTGGCGATTATTACCGACCGAGATGCTTACCCTGATTGGCTTATGCCATCGATCCCCGACCGAGTGGATCGCCTACCCTATGAGGATGACGACGAGGATTAAATGAAGCGAATAGTCATAGTGAGCGACCTACAGGTTCCGTTCCACGATAGACACGCAGTCAAGAATCTAGTTAGTTTTATCAGCAAGTTCAAGCCGCACGAAGTAGTAACCATCGGCGACGAGATTGATTTCAATACGATCAGCAAGTGGTCAGAAGGGACGCCAGAGGCTTATGAGCAGACTCTTGGAGATGATCGCGATGAGGCTGTTCAGGTACTTTACGATTTACAAGTAACCCAGATGATCC